CAGACATGTCATTCCCTTGGAGCTGTTCATTCTCTGAGAACCCAAGAATTTCACGTATATCCTGGCAGCCGCGTTGATATTGCTGTAAAAGACTCTGCGAAAGCTCCCAAGGAGGCATTTTAGAGGGCATAGCACCCGACTTTGGATCAGGTTTTGCAATCAATATACCCATTTGTAGCTCAGGATTACGCCACATTTGCTCGTTACCTAAGATGTTATCAGGCGTTCCAATCCATTGCTCACGGCGTCTATTCTTGATTTCTGCGGCCACTTCAGAGCCTACATAGTTCACAAACTTCTGAGCATCTTTGGCGTCATGGATAAATGAACGCGTATATTGTTGGCCGTTGATGAAGTTAGAGTCTCCATCAACAAAGATAAGTGGAAGGTATTTAGATGGCCAGTCTGTGAAACTAATAATCTGATTCTGCGTCATAATGTACTGACGTATCTTGTAATCTTTGCTATTGCGATCGCCTCTAACCGTTGGTATATCACGCATGATTAAATCACCAACCACATCGGAAGCATCAGCAAGTCTTCGTCGCATCTCTATAGATTGCTGCATTTCTTCCCATTCTGACTCGGTTACAGTCGAGCCATCAGAGAGAAGAAGTATTTTTAATGGATACCATTCTTTTGCAGTATATTTGCAGACCACTATAGTGTCTCTAGTCTCCCACTGAAAGTCTAATAATGACCTAGGGTCTGCATAAGATACTGGATTCTGCACCCAGGGGTATGTTGCATAGAACTCTTCTTTAGTATAAACAAATTGTCTTGCGCAGAAATTACCATCACCTTTATGTGGCTTCATAGCACAAGGGTCAAAGGATGTTCGTGTTACATCTGGAATAATATCGTATTTAATAATCTGGTTAAAAGAGCGGGGGTTTTCATACTCTAGACATATTTCAAAGGCACCATGCCCCATTAGCATCGACTGTCTAAACGCCGTCTGATATACCAAGTCATTTTGGCTTTGATAGGATATGGTTCGCACCAAGTCAGCCCGTAAGTCTATTTGCTTTTGTTCGGCTTTGCCAGTTAATGAGCGCACCATTAAATCTGGCTTATTCTGGCGCTGTTCACCTACAATCTTCTTTACAGCATCATAGGACTTATTAAAAGTCATTGCAGGTTTAAAGGTTCGATTAAACTCTGAACGCTCTACAGCAGACCATTGATCGCGTAAAACAAAGTTCATATCATCTTTGCCTCTGACAACGTTCTCGCCGAAGTAGCCATCCCATATCACCAAGTCTTCGCGGGCTTTTATGAGCACATCTGCTTCATCAATACCAGCTTCCCGGAGTTTGTTTTGAAGCTCTTCATTGATACTATCGATGTCATCAACTGACATTTGCTCTGCAATGATTTCCATGTAGATTCCATCCTGGGTTAAATTCCATGCAAAATGCGACTTTAACTAAACCAGGCCAAAGTCGCATTTTAATGCCCTAGTCATTAGGGTTTTATTTCAAGCTCAGCTCCTGCTACAGCTTCAACGAATACAGGTTCACATGCGCTTTCTAGTCTAAACGGTTGCCAGTCATCGCTCGATAAATCCTCAACAGAGAAAATATAGTTACCAGCATTGGGATTTGGATGTAATTGTATCTTCCAAATGTGGGTCATCCCGCACATCAGGGTAAGATATCCTTCTTCTATAGCCCATCCCCTACGATGCATAATTTCACCGGACTTCAATAAATCTAAAGCTTCTGCAAACAACATTTTCACTACTCCTTGTGGTTATTATGGTAAAACTTATTTTTCATCCATGAGCTTTTTCTATATCTTCGTAAAGAACCTGCTCTCTTGTAATTTGATGTTCTGTTAATAATTTAAATGCAGAGTCACAATAGTCATCATTGTCATGAAAATGCAAATACAAGAAAGATCCAATATTTTCATTATTAAATCTCTCTTTCAGAATTACAGTTTTGCACACAAAAGCAATTTTTTTACATTTATCACAAACAAGATAAACAGGATTCCCCATTGCACATATCCTTGTGATTAATAATCTTCGTTATGAATACTTCTCGCAATTGTGATCCCTTCTTTCAGCCCATCTAAGTAAGCCTTCTTGTAGAGATCCCACTGCTCTTGTTGGAATTTGACCTGTAAAGTTGTCATCCTGTTTTGTATTCTTTGTTCCACTTGAGATAAAATAAGCTCTGCAAATCCATTCATTGGATCGCGTCTAGAATCTTCCACTTGCTTAGCAATCGAATCTTTTAAACAGTCACCAAAACATTTATCGCTTAAAGTACCATCTTGGTTTTTACATTTACAGGCCATCATTTATCCTTACGGCAACACGGTCAACTGGCATGAGCCATTCGTAAACACAGGTTTGTACCACTGATGTCCATTTGATGCCACGGCAGCGACAAAATCAGTTGATAAAAGGCTAATGCTTTGGGTTGATAGATAGTTATCGAGAAATCCTGCGGCAGCTATTTCCGATAAAGTATTGGATGGGCAATATAGACGACCCATGCGAGGTATTACGTTGTTTGCTTCACCTGCAAAATTCAAAATCAAGGTGATTTGTGATTGTGCTGACATGTCTAATCTCCATTTAGTGATACTTCCTTTTTTAACCCCATACAAGCCCGGTGCCATCGCAAGATATACACATTTCCTCTTTGTCATCCATCATAAGTCCATGGCATATAGGGCAGCGATGCGGTACTTTAATTCGGTTTTGATGGAAGTCATACAAGTCATCCATCATCTCGGTTATTCTTTGATTCTCCATATTTAAAACAACTATGTGCTCTTGTAGTTTGACCAGTTCTGCACGGAACTCTTCTATATCAAGCGCAATATATTTAAGGTCATGCAGTAAACTATTGTTTATCTCTTTAATACTAATATCTCTATAATCTTCGCTTGAAACTTTGATATTCTTTTTCATCACTTTATCTCATCTTTGTGTATTTATCTATTCTCTATGAGTTTAAAAGCATTTTCATATTTTTTCTTTATCTTTGATACTATCGCTCTAAGTTGCATAGTGCATGATTCGCATTCTCTGCCTGCAATACCTCTGAATGTTTTCTTGCAATATATGCATCGACTCTCAGTCATTAATATTTTCCAGCCATCTCATATTCCACACCGTAATACTCTTTATATTTATCCTTTAGGCCATTAAGCATGGATATCATTTTGTCTATATCGCAAATCATCAAGTAATCAATATCATCTTGAAAAGGAGCGGGCAGCTCTTCCTCATCATTAATAGTTTGAAATCCGTCATAAAGATGCACGACGCCATCTTTACGTAAGCTTGCAGATGTTCCACATGTTCCATCTTCTAGGATATATTCGTACACAAATCTTGCAGAAGATCCCCCTTCATCTTTTACATGTTTCCATTCAAAGATTATTTTATTTTCTTCTGTCATTCTTTGATTCCAGGATTCGCTCTTTCGAAATCTAGTCCTCTAGTTGCAATAAGTTCTTGAACATATTCTTCAAAATTATCCTCTCCAGGAGATTGATTGGCTAAATTATAAATATCTTTGTCTTCAATGTAGCGCCCCGCTTCTTTTGATTTGTCATCAACCTGAGATCGCAGTTGATTGATAACTGTTATAGGATCGATTGTTACACCTCTCCATTCGAGAATGGTCATTGCAGCATAAACCTCTGAACACAAGTAATCGCTGAAGTCTTTGACGACCAAATCTGCTTTTAAAGGGGTGAACAACTCTCCATTCATCAAAATACAGCCAATTATTGCTCTTTCTAAATTCTTTGAATCTATCATTAAAATATCCTCATTACTGGGTTATACATATCAACTCTAGCCTGCCCCGCCATCTTATCAAGCGTAATCCTGTCCGATGCAAGCTCAAGACAGCCATATCCAAGCGCATCCATTGGGTGCGATGCCATATTCTTGTTGGGCTTATCCTTGTAACGCTCCTCGCCTGACACCGCAACCCTTGCATACACATAGTCCTTAACAAACCCCTTAAAGAGTGTAGGACAACTTCTGCGGCTTAATATCAACCCTGGCTTGCCATCTATCATCTTATTTAGAAAGTATCGCACAGAGCCTAATCTGGGTTCAATATCATTGGTTCTTGCAGCGATTGTTGGAATGTTTAGCGATGATAGTTCGCCAATGCATGACATTTCTTCTATAATTTCTGAACGATTGTTCCCGGCAGGATCTGCTATAGATTGACCAACTTTGCAATAGGGAAAATCTTTAGCAAGGAATGGAATAACAATGGAATCCGCAAAGCTTCTGATACCCATGCCATCAGCCACGTATTCTTTGAGTATCAGAAGCTGTCCTCGTGCGGATAACTGCATTACAACACATGCGGGCGTTAAACCAAAGTCCCAGCCTAATAATAGAGGCTCGCCTTGAATAGCCTCAACAAAGTCTACCGCATGAAAATCAGGGTTAAACTCAGGATACACGCGCTTACCAAAGCCCACCGATCCATACTCGCCCAAGCAGAATACTTTGACAAACTCTTGCGATTGACCCTCCGCAAGCATCTCGTAATAGTTATCGGGCAGATGGCTTGCATTATCAGCATTTGGATTTCTAACCCACTTGTTATCATCATCTTTGATTAATCCCGGTGGCTGCTTGAATAGCTTGTGATGTTCAAAGCTTGCTTCCTCGAAGTCTTTGTATATCCAATGGTCATCTTCTGGTGGGTTAGTATCTGCAATAATACCTGACCAATAGGGCTCATGGCAGAAGGCTTTAGAAGGGTAGCGATTAACACGACCTTTCATATGCGCCAGAGCTGCTTTAGGTACTTCTGATAGCTCGTTGATGTAGCATCCCGTCAACTCTAGGGATTTAATCTTACGAACGTCCTCAGGCCTGTCCAGTGCTATAAAGAGCAGTTCCAACTCAACTAGACCTTTACCGTCATTAAAGACATGTTCATACGTCATGATTGGTTTCTGGCGTTTGCGTATATCACCTAGTTCGCCGAACCACGCAAGCCAAGTTGCTAATGTTGTTGACTGTAGCTCGCCGGAGGTATTTCTAACGATACCCCATCGGCTTCTTCGTCGTCCAGAATGCCACACGGGACTAGCGCAGGCTCGTCTAACGATCTCAGTAATTGCCCATGTGCTTTTACCGCTACCGTAAGGGCCCATAATGACGCGCACAAAGCTATCGTCGCTGTGAGCAAGGTTGCCAGTATGAGTGGGGATGTAGAGTTTGTCTTGTTCTTTTTCATGTATAGTCATCTCCATGTCATTTATGGTTATCTGGCATTGCGTGCCTTTACGTGTTGCATCTTCAATCGCTGCTATTCGTCTGGCTATTGCCGAAGCACTCATCATTCTGGAAGCTCCGGCAACAACATCCAGTGAGTTACCTCTATTTGGCAGTGATGTTTCTTATCAAATATATCATCGTTCAAAGGCTCTGCAAGAAGCCAATCACCATAAATGTAATACCCCACATAAATATGGGTACCAACTGCATTTGCGCAACAAGGGCAAACCCTTTTGTAGGCTATCAAAACATCTTCAATGCCCTCTAGTAAACTGTCGCACCCTCCTTCTGGTAGCCTATCGTCTACACTAATCCATTTACTCATTTTTCAAGCACCGATTTCGGAGGCACAGTTTTATATGGTCGATTCTTGTAGTTCTCGCGAAAGTGTTCTTGAGTAGTATATCGCCCACCACACTTGATACATTCACGCCTTCGATATACCTGGTTTGTCTTCTCATCACGCCTGGTTTCGACAATACGTGAATCCATGTAGCCACATGATTTGCAGTGCATTACTTCCTAACTCCTCTCAGAGTTCGTGAGTATGCGGCACGAGCTGCTGCCGTATGCCTTGTAGCCAAAGGCTTGTTGTTGACGACAGCGAGTGTATCGAAGTCATCTGATTCGTAAGCTGCGGCAGTTTCTTGCACACGTTTCTTTTTTGCTTTCTCAATCCATTTGTTCATAATCACAGCCATGATAATCCTTACTTGGCTTTGTGCAATATCCTATTTGCTTTTGCGTCAATCTTTGACTTAGATGATGTCGAAAGCTTTCCCTTTGCTACCATCTGGGCAGCCCTAGCTTTGGCATTTGTAGCATGAGATTTATCAAAAACTGGATAGCTTCTATCCGCTCCAGCAAAATCAGATTTCGGAAGTTTATTTCTTTTCTTTGTCGTTAATTTTGCCACGGTCATCCTCCAGATATTTAATCATTGCTTTAAGCAATTCAGTGTCATCCTTAACACATCCCAAAACTCTATTGCATCTATCACAAATCCATCCGCGAAAGTGACCCTCGTTATGGCAGTGGTCAAATACGGTAATTCCTGACTCAAGGCATAACTCACATCGCTGTGCTCTTGGTCTTCCTGCTATATCCCAGAGTTCCGCTTCCTTCTTATTTCGCCATCTCTCATATCGAACTCTTTGCCCTTCTGGATCTTCTTTTCTTCTTTTGCTTTGATATTCTTTTTCTCGCAACCTACATTCATCTAAATTAGCGCTTCTATACTTCTCTTTTGCCTTTTTACCAGTTTCAGGATGCTTTTTTCTATATCTTCGAGCCTGTTCCAATACTTTATCAGGATTGTTACGGCGCCATTCCTTCACCTTTTCATAATTTGAAAGCACATTAACACCACTCAAAATATGGTATTATATCCTATACAAGATACAAATATCCAATACTAATGACTTTCTACGCTTTGTTGTTAATGTTGCCATCATGGCTTCCTATAATCCCGTTATTCTTACGTTTAAACTTCGCCAATATATTCTTGATGCAATCTTTAAGCTTTTTGATAAATATTGCTAGCGACATGCTATTTCCTCTTGGGCTTCTTGGCCACGTTATATGCAATAGCCACGGCCTGCTTGGGCTTCTTTCCGCCTATCTTAATCTCTGTCTCAACGTTCTGCTTGAACCCTGGGCTGCCTGGTTTAGCATTCTTGATTAGTGGCATGATATATTCCTATTTGTAGTCTTTCTTACCGTAGTTAGCTTTGCTCTGAGGAGGCAGATTACGACAAGCACCAGCCTCTTTGTATGTGCGCATCTCTTGCTTTTGTTCTCTGTCCAGATAGATGTTATTGCGTGTAGCCATGTAACCATCCGGCTTATCTGATACATATTTAGCACCCATTATCCTCTCCTAATTTTTTAGCCTTCTCTCATTGATTCAAAATGACTTACAACCCAGTCAATAGCATCATTCTTTGATGCAAAATAATATTCCTGCTCATCTAAATCAATCTCATATTCGAGCTTAACCTCAAACTGCCTTAGCTCTATAGGTGGCCACCACACATGCCCCCAAATCTCAGCATCAGTGTAGAAAGTCCAATACTTATCACCCACCTTAAAGTCTTTACCCATCAATATTTTCCACTCTTCTTAGGCATCTTCATAGTCTTAGGCTTTTCTAGTAGATGCTTCTCATGTTTGGCATGCGGGCTATCAGTCTTCTTTTCGGCTTTCTTCTTTATCATCTTTTACCCCTATTCCGTCCAATTTATCCATTCTTTGACTTAATTCATTAAGCTGTGCATTCGAGCCGAAATATTTGTACCATCTTCGCTCAAGTAGCCACGCATCAGCTTGCCATCTTTCAGGTCTTTCGGCCACAATATCCATATGCTGCCTAACTTTTGTCATCTCAGCTTTCTTTAATGCCTCGGAAAACACAGCATAATCTGACAGCACTCCTTCCTTTTGATGCTTTCTGCCAATTTTAAGCCATTCATAGAGGGTGTCCTCACAGATACCATTAGCTTCAGCGGCCATCTCATAGGGAATACGATGGGATATAGCATCAATGATAGATGCGCAACGTTCGGGGGTAAATTTCGATGGACGGCCTGTTGGCTCTGTCGCATATACTTTGGGAAGGTTCGGCAATCCAGCCATATCAGTAATCCTTTACTGTGTAAATATTTGTGCTTCCAAGTAAATTTATACTATTTCCGACTACGCATTACAAGCATAATTACAAATAATATTACAGTTTGAAAGCTATCTGCTGTCGATAGAAGTGTCTGAAATTCATTGTTATCAAGATTCCCATCTCGCAAAAAAGTAAATAGATTAGTCAGAAACCCCAGAAACCCAAGCACTGTAGGTATAGACAACATCCTATGCGGCTGTGATACAAAATACTCCCATAGCTTTTTCATGCCTGCTCCTTTAGTCAATAAGCTCAAAATGCACTAAATCCTTAAAGCACTCATCTGTAATATCTTTGTCGCAATCCCAATCACCACCCCACCTAACAGCATGTGTGATCTTGCCATCATCTTTAAGCTTTTGTGCAAAAGCCATCACATACCCTGCAAACCAGTAAAATCCATTAATATTGCGCCAATCCAGAGGATAAGGGGACGCATCGACGGCCATGGATGGCTGATGGTTGTGCTTACCATTAGGCCAATGCAGCTTAGTAGTTCCACTCTTAAAAGCTTTCTCTTGGTCTTCCTGATTACGATAACCCTCTAAAATACTACAGTCAAAATATTTAATAACTTCGTAAAACAGCGCCTGCAAATCAGGATGACACGTGGAGAGTCTCGAAAAAGATAGTTGCGAAAATGCGGGCATAGTTAGCAGTCCTTATGACTTATAATCCAAATCAAAGATTAACTAGATAACAATCTGATATCAATACCCCTAGGATTCTGCATGCAAAATTAAATATATTTAAATATTTTTATTAAAAGTGTTGACACATAAATATAGGTGTGTTTAAATACATCATCACTTAAATAAACGAGGAAATAAAAATGAAAGTACAGATACTTGAAGTAGAGAATGGCATTAGCACAGTGTTCCACACATTGACGATTGATAAGTTCATGACGATGACCAAGGCCATTGAGATATGCGCTAATCGTAACCGTCAATTCGGTCATGAGAATAGGGCTTACATTCTTTCAACTCCAGCAGAGGTGGCGGCGTAAGCTGTCCAACCTTTACTTAAATAAACGGGGAATAAAATGTTAGAAAGCAATAAAAACTATCCATTTGAGGTTCGCTATGTTGGCGCACCTTACGGACTAAACGAAGATGGGGAAATTGTTAGTAGGCACAAGACATATGCCAATGCGGTATATGCATGTAACAACTTACAGGATAATCCGAGATATTACGGGGATAATAGCAGAATTGTGCATATGTCTAATACATATAGAGAAATAACAGATCACATAGTTTATGAGCGAAGCCCTGGTGAATATACAGAGGCGGTAAGATATGTTTCGGGAAAATTGTTTGACTTAGTGAAAGAAAACGAGGTGATAGAATGATTAATTTAGGACACGGTGTTGTTTTAGAAACATCTGCTGAGTTGAAAGAACACCAAAAATTCTTTGATGAAGAAGATAGTTGCAAATCAAAGAATTTTGACGAATATCCTTTATGGCTCACAACCGACTGCGGTGCAGATCCTAAAGGCTATTTCTCTGTTGAGGAATGCAAAGCTGATTTAGGTGAGGATTTTGAGCATTTACTGTGGCCATAAGAGAGACGTTTTAAATATCCAAAAGATATTCCTCAATAATCCTCTTACCATCAATCCACCCATAACAAAATTCAGCTGCATACCCAAATGATCGCACAGTATCAATAAACGCTTGCTGTGCAATCCAGGTAGCAGTCTGCATCTGTGAAGGTGAATATTTCTTAGCACATTTAACTTCAATCCAAAGCCCGTGGTGCAACTTTGTAGGGAAGTAAATGAAAAGGTCGGGCACACCACGCTTTAACCCCATACGCTTAGAATTTAAGCCTTGTAGGGGTGTTCTCTTTCCCTCATTGTCATTTTTGCAGAATAAATCTTTGATTATCGGGTGATAACTCATCCACTTTACAAGAGCCATCTGTTCTGCTCGCTCGCTCATTGCTGATTGTGTCTTCATCAGGTTCCTTATCATGATAGAGCTTCTTAAGCAGCTCTTTTGCAGCTTCCTTGTCTGCTAAATTTACAGTTTTTCTCATTCTTCAATCCACACAACGGTAATTAATAAAGGGCTTGTTATATACAGCCTTTGTTTCTATCTCACGTTTGGCCTCTCGTGCAAGCCTACTTTTCTCCTCCTGATAACTTTCGGTTTTTCCGTTAGCATAGTCTGGTAAACCAGATTTTGCCCAAAGCTCCGTATGAGCCTCCAGAGAAGAGATTTCTATTAACCCTTGCATCATGTCAGATTTATCGAGATCGTTCAATAGGCGAGTGCTAATGAGCTTTGGCGATACTCCTAACTTGATTCCTAGGCTGAATAGAATCTTTTTGCATTCATCTGGGGTTTTCATTACTTGCTACCAAGAAGCTTTTTCATAGCTGCGAGAGATTCCTCTCGACCAAGGCTTCTGTATTCAGGCATCACGATATTATCTTGCTTCTCTACCTCTTCAGTTACATGTGTTTTGTCTTCCATCATTTTGTCTATGTCTTTGAGATTTCCGTTGAGGTAATCACGTGTAGCTATAGCGTAATACGCCTCAAACGCCTTCTTAGAGTCAATAGCGGACATGGTTCGATACTGGAATGACCCAATTTGCCTAATGACATGCCGTATAACAAGGTCAATGCGTTTGTCTTCATGCTTGTAAATGGAAAATTGGGCGTTCATTTGGATTGATATTGCATGGGCTTCAAGAGGTGATGGGAATCCAAGGCTCTCAAGGGAAGGTTTGCACCATTCCAGAAATTGTCCTAATTGAGGGGGCCTTCCCCATTTGTGCTTCTCTGTTTGGTTTAGAGCATGTTGAATATGTGATTTGGTTTTTAAGTTGTGTTTGGTAAAGGCGAGAGTCCACTGGAGTTTTTCTGCGTTCTCTCTTTCAGCGTCAGCATAAAGAGCGTCATATTCTCTGCACAGTAATGCAAACTTGATGAAAACCTGATCGACAAGTTGAGAACACGCTGGATCAAGAGTATTTTTTTCTATCTTTTCTTCTCTAGCGGAGTCCAGGAATGCTAAATTCGTTATATCAGCAATATGTTTCATTGCATTCCCCTAGTATCCTATCTCCAGCAATCTGCTTAAATGATTTATATTTTGTCGATTTGGAAATATTTTGTATTGATATAGCGTCCTTCCATCCCTCCTCTCTAAGATATTTCGAAGGATTTCGTATGTAACCATCAAGAAACATGCGATCAAGTTCAATTTGCTGCTTAAGCTTTGGAATAATTTGATCGACTATTTTCGATAACTTATTTTTTTTCCAGAATCGCCAGCAAACTCCTTCCGATTTTTTTATGGGATATAAATTCCAGAATTCCTGAAATTCAGGAGAAGTTTCCAAAGGGGACATATAGGGGTTATATGTTTCTTTTATTTGTTTAGATCTATTATTTGTTGTAGGTGGTTTTTCCAGAATGTGGATTTTCAGTAATGTGGAGTTTTCTCCAGAAGACGGGTTTTCAGGAACATGGGTATATGTAGGCTGAACTTCGTTATATAGCGTGGTTTCCCAGCGGGTTACTCTTCCAAGTTTATCTTTTATTGCGACAGTTTTTATTAATCCCATAAGTTTTAATTCTGAGAGTCTAGCGCGAATATAATCACGACCCTTTTCGAATCTATTTTGTAGATTAGTTTCTGATATTTCCCAGTAGCTAGGCTTGGATGCGAGATAGACATAAATGCCTAAAGCACCGGGATCTTTTATGGCGTCAAGGGTCTTGTTTAGGAATGTAGTAAACGGGGAACCACAATGTTTTAAAATATGTGGTGTATTTTTTATAATGCTCATATATAATTACCTACTGAGTTTGGATGCTCTTGCCGTAAACTTGCCAAAACATGGCATCCGGTTGTATAAGATTGATTGCAAACTTGGCGGGATGAAATCAATCGCGAATTTGATTATGTGCCAGGGTGGGGAACAATGATGTCACCCACTCAGCAACTTTTGTAATTATGCCTTATCTCCGTAACGAAGTCTTCCCCTTAAATCACAAGCAAGACCAATTGCATCATGTAAAGCTTTAAGAATAATCACCTCATCATAGAGCCTACGTGTTATATACTGCGTAAGACCCGCGCACTTTTCTTCGTCTTTATCTTGTCCAAAATATTCATTTTCAAAATTGTGTACTTGAAGAAAAAACATTTGAAGCGCATGGTTATGACCCCTGTGTATTTCTTGAAGCGCGCCCGAAGTTTCATCAAGAATGTTTTCGTTGTTCATTTTTACACCTAAAAATTAATCCAAACCTATAATAGCAAATTATGTCCACAAAAGAAAAGAAAATATTTCTTATTGATGTTGCAATATTAAAAATGTTATGATATCTTTATATTTATAAATAAAGAGGAAATAAAAATGCAGAAGATAGAAAACCCAAAGCAGCACCAGATTGTAAGCTGTAGAATGGATAAGGATTCATGGTTTGATTTGAAGTTAATAGCGCTGTCAGCAGGCATAAGTATGGGGGATATAATTAGAGGTTGTCTTGATAAATATATCAAAGCAAACAAGGGTAAAGTGAGAATAAGCAATGAGTGAGAAGTAAAACAAGATTGTGAGATAACTGAGCGTAATCGGTTATCTCACGGTACATAAATCCATACGGAGGATAAAATGAACAAAACTAGTTTAGCGTACAATATTAACAAAAAGCAACAAGGCTCATCATGGATTGATGAGATTAAGCCTAAAATGGCACTCAAGGGAGTGGCTACAATGAGTCATGGAGAAAACGTTTACTCTTACGCAGAAGAGCTGGTTGCGAATTTTGCAACCTATGACAAAAATGATGACAGATATTATTTAAATCTGTTTTCTATTCCTGAATATGCCCAAGATGAATTGTCTCGACTATATATAGAACACAATGACAGAGAAATAAACGAGTGTGTCTATGGCGATGACTTCACTATCAATAACAACTACACCTGTGCGCTTCTTGCAATGCTTCAAGACAATTGCCAGGAGACCCGCGATAATTTTGCAGATGTAGTGCGAAAGAACATCCTTATTTACTTTGAAGAATCCCTGCAATTGTTGCTGAACGAAGCATGTGAGAACTATCTTCATAAAATGAATAATGAGCAAGGATTATACGCCTATCAAGACATGGAAAATGGAGATACATTATGGAGAGGTTACTGATGAAAGCTTTGGTTCGAGATTATATTACAGCAAGTGAGAGATTGAGTTTCTCAGAAAATGTACCTGTGAATACAGGAGGGTTTGAGACGCTCGATGAACAACCGAACATAAAAGAATTCAAGGAACCTATCATGATGACATTCAAGTCTAGGGCAGAAATAATACAGAAAAGAGATAAACAGATTAAAGCATGGGCTAATCAAAGAATAAGGTACTGGGAGAATGTGTTTCTAAATAACCCAAAGCAGTTTGTTGGAGATGATTGTGCTGTGGCTTATGACGAAGGTTACGAGCGCGGGCAAGAATCGGGGATATTAGATGCATTCCACCAGGTAGTGGAGTTTCTTGATAGTCAGAAGAAGAGAGGAATATAAAATGGCGTTAAAGGCAAAAAAACCTGCAATGATTGAGCAGAGATTAAAGTGTTTGTTTTATGGTTCTGCTGGCGTCGGCAAAACGATGGCAGCAATTCAGTTCCCAAAGCCATATATCATTGATACCGAGGGCTCAACAAATAAAAGCCAGTATGTAAGCGCGATTGAAAAGGTAGATGGCGCAGTACTTGTCACCTTAGATTTTGATGAGATGATTAATGAAGTAAGGGAGCTTTTGACAACGACTCATGATTACAAAACCCTAGTTATAGATTCTCTTACGTTGCTATACAACGACTTACTGGAAAAGGCTGAATCAAAGGTAGGCAGCGAATTTGGTCGACATTATGGTGAGGCCAATAAGCGCATGAAGCAGTTGTTAAACCTACTATTTCGTCTTGATATGAATGTGATTATAACTTCGCATAGCAAAAATGAGTACGGGCAGAATCTTTCGATACTTGGCCAAACTTTTGACTGTTATAAAAAGCTAGATTATTTGTTTGATTTAGTATTTGAGATTCAAAAACGCGGCAAAGATAGGGTTGGGGTTATTAAGAAGTCTCGTATCGAGGGGTTTCCAGATACAGAGAGCTTTCCATTTTCCTATGATGAGATTGCAAGGAGATATGGCAGAGAGGTTCTAGAGCGTGATGCGATAGCGCAAGAGCTGGCAACGCCTGAGCAGATAAAGGAAATATTACATTTAATCGACTTGATTAAAGTTCCTGTAGAAACGTGGCAAAAATGGCTGGACAAGACGACCTCTGATAGCTGGGATGTTATGCCAAAAGAATCAATTCAAAAGTGTATCGATCATCTTAGATCGAAAATAAAAGGAGAAGTATAATGTCATTTTCGTACACGGCAATGAGTGAGCAGGAAGCAATGAATGAAAGATTCCAGTTACTAAAAGATGGCATCTATGATGCAGTAGTTACAACCTCTCAAGACAAAACATCAGTCAATAGCGGCAATCCGATGATGGATATGACTCTATCAGTCTATGACAAAGAGGGCAATATACACCAAGTGCGCGACTTCCTGGTGTTTACTAAAAGTATGATGTGGAAGGTTGTGCATTGCGCAGAATCCGCAGACCTGGTGGAAATATATAATAAGCAAAAATTTTGCTCTGAGGCTATCATAGGGAAGCCTGTTAAAGTTAAAGTTACCATCGAGGAAGGCTCTATAATTCCAGAAGATAAACTTAAGGGTAAAATGCCAGGCTCGCGTTATCCGAATAAGAATAAAATTGAAGATTATGTTAAGGGTGATGGGGCATTCGTTGATAGTGATATGCCATTTTAGGGGGGGATTTATGGGTGTAATCTATAGAATATTTACAGTTTTTTTGGCAGGAATATGCGTAGGCGTCCCTTTGGCGCGTGGAATGGGGCTTAACTTCAGCAATATGGCAATGTTGTGTGCTGGAATTAGCCTTTCATTAACTATTCTAGTCGTGTTTGGGAGAGATAATGACATCTGAACAGCTTGTGGTCGCTATTTTTAAAGGCGTTATAGTGTGTGGTGCCTCTACGATGATAGGTATAGCACTGGCTACGGGGCTAAATCTTAGTCCATGGAAATCTTCTATGCTGACAATGGTAATTAGTCTTGCGCTTTGGTATTTAGGGGGTAGGAATGACAACTGAAAAGATGGAAAAAGAGTCCACAAATAAAATTATTAAAAGGCTCGATGTGAGTTTAGCATCAACACCAAAGATTGAAGAGCGTCTATTAGAAAAGCGAGAAATTGTGGCTAAGATAAATGCGGCCGTTTCCTCCAAGCTTTTTGAAGACGGCGAGCGAGCTCCATCTGCCTTAGCGCTGAGTGACGGCGCTACTTTTGGCTCGCTTGATTATTCAGATGAAGAACCAGAGATATTAAGCCTAAAACAATAAAATCAAGGAAGAATATGAAATTTTGTGAAGCAATGGAGTTATTAAAAACAGGTTCAAAAGTAACGCGCCTCCCGTGGAAGGATGGGATTTATTTTCAAATAGAAGATGAGGATGTAAAATCCTTTCAGCCAAGGCTATCCCCTTTCTTGTACAACGAGGACATAATGGTCTCTGAAGGATGGTTCGTTGAAGGTATAGAAAATGAGCTTAATTTCTGTGATATTATCCTTTTTTTATTAAAAGGGGCGCGTGCAAGAATGAAAGACTGGACAGACACATACATATTTCTAGACAACAATACTAAGTCAATGATGATTCAATCAATGATTATATTTCCATTTACCCCAGACTTCGAGTCTTTCGTAGCTGAAGATTGGGTGGTGGTGGAATGACAAGGACTGCTGAAGCTATTGAAGATGAGCACATGAAGTATTTGATTGAATTGATTGGGAAGCCTACTTTAAAGTATATGATGAGACGAATACAGAATCATATACTTTGTGATGCGGACAATAAGGATATGTCGATTAACTCTTTTATCACGATCATAGTTGTATCGCTTGCAACGATTGATTCAAACTTCTTGAGGTGGATTCAGAGTTTCTACAAAGAGAAAGTTGGCGAGGATATAGATTTTGATAAGCTTCGATTTTCACTTGCTAAGAATGTAAATGAGCAATTGGGTATTGAGGTGCATTAACAAGACTTCTGCGGTAGCTCAGTTGGTAGAGCGTCAGCTTAGAGCCACGCATGTTAGCGTGAGGTCGTAGGTTCGATTCCTACCCGCAGAACTAATTATAAAATAATAGGATTACAGATGAAAGAAAAAATAAGCTACACACAAGAGCAATTAGATATAGCTTTATTAAAATATGCTAACGAAGGAATTTTGCGAACCCTTTCAGAGATAAAATCTGAAATCAAAAGCAATTTTCATTGGATGCTTGGATTGATTTTAGGTATATATGCTTTAGGTATCACGGGTTTAGTAAGTGCAATTGGAAAAGCTTACTCTTGGTTTTAACAACAAAAAGGAAAACAATGAGAAAATATTTACAAATTGCTTTATTGGGAACAGTTCTTGTGTCTGGTTTAAGTCATGCAGAGCTAGTAATGAAAAATGCCACGCTATTAAGCTCTAAATCCTGGCTTACAGGTAATGCGATCGAAGGTCACCTAGAAGAAGTTACAGGGGGTTTTATCAGCGCTGTACCGGGATTAGCTTCGGCTGTTTCTTATGCAGTTACGGGTCCCGTATCTGGATCTATACATGCAAATATAACCCTCAAGGGGACACATACTTACTCTGTTAGTAACCCAGATTCCGTAAGCCAACCCATCACAGTTGGTCTTGCTTTATGCACTTCAGACGGAAGTTGCTTTAAAAATCAATCGAATTACACGCTACGAGCAAAAGCCACAGTTACTCAAGCAGTTAACTCATATTTGACATGTGTATTTCCACGGCGCGGAGATTACACATACAGCGCCTACACTTCGATATCAGGAGCTGCAATTCACAACTCGAATTCAACATCAACAATTAGTATAAAATAAAGTATTAGCCCTCCTGGCCTCTGACGTGCTCCCTAGGCACTCATGCACAAATCGGAGGGCGCCTTATTAGGATGAATAATGTCAAAAATTAAATGCACATTCTGCGGTAAAGAGTCGGAGACTGAGCTATCAATGCTTGGCGATCAAGAGATGTTGGGTGTTGATTGGGCTTGTCACTGTCATAATGATGATAGACCATCACTTACACTAGAGCCAGAAAAATATTTATACATTGGGTGCATTCCCGTATCAGCTTGTCCTAATCATCCAGTTGATCAATCTCGATGTGTCAAAATAACTTGCCCTCATTGTAATAAATTAATGTGGCTCAGTGAAAAGAAAAGAAAAATGATTAATAGAAATCCCGATGAAATTGAAGCCTATTGTTTAGACTGCTTAACCATTTCGGCAATGGGTCAAGACTTAAAGCCGGAACTAATTGATATAGATAAAGTCACATGAATGATTTCACGAAAGAAGAATTAGAAAAAATATGCCAGTTTTTTAATATAGCGATTGAAGATTTCAAGGAACCGGAAAGTACATATAAATTAAGAGACAAAATCCAATCCATGATTACAGACTATTGCAAGCATAGAACTATTTGCAGTCTGAACTTTAAAGAATCAAGTGAAAAACCCCCACTTGGAATTATACCTAGACATTTTTGGTTTAAAAATAGAATTCGGGATTGCATACTTGCATTACAACGCCTCGAAGACACAGAGAATTGGGATTTATATTTACGTAAATCTAAGGAATTGGCAATAGAAATCAAATATGCATCTGAAGAATGGGAGAAGAATTACCGTGATAATCAGTGAAAAACAAATCTTGCAGTTGATGACGATTGTTAATGCATATAGCGATCGTTTAAAAATCTTTTCCCCGACAAGCGAATATGCTGAAGAAATTGAAAGATTTATCGGTAAAATTATAGCGCAACAATCCGAAGAATTAAAGGTGATAGAGTGAATTGCGAACACGAATACAAAAAGACACTCGCAAAGAATGGCATGAGCTTTATCATGATGTGCCAAAAATGCCGCAAGCAATTTCCATATGCGCAAACCACAGTTGGAGATGAAGAAGTGACAATAGTTTTTCCAATTGAATTTGAGCAATTTCAAAAGATGATAGAACAAACCACTTGTTTAATAGAAGAAGAAGAAGAAAACAATGGAAAAAACTGACTTTACACGTAAAAAATTAGCGCAGATGTTAGTGAAATTGACGCCAGAAGAGCGAGATATATATGCAGATATGACGGTTAAAAACGCACTCCAAGATGGAGTTACCTTAATTAATTTATGGATACAGGAATTTTCGCCTGACCGCGGAACTGACGATATCCTTAGACATTTATTTATTCATATGATAATTAGGGTTGGCTTCAGTGCAGATGTATATGCGCTGGAAAACCAAAAGATTGGGAAAAAAACATATATGGGAAAAGAGATAGTGCAGATTGCCGTAGTTGAACTAAAGAAAATTATCGAAGATATGGAAGATTCTCTCGCTAAGGCTGATTAAATATATGATAGTAATTAACGACAAAAGTTATATATTAGGGATATGGTTCTCTTCTCATCCAGTAACAAAAAATAATTGGATGGCCTTCATTATGAAGGATCCAGAAAATGACCAAACTTATAAATTAGATTATAGATTCTACGATGCTAAAGATGAATCAAAGTCATGGACAAATGCTACATTTCAATTAAGCGAAAAACAAAAATTAGACTGGGAAGAAATTATTTTTAGTCACTTAGAAGAAGTGCAAAATCGTTTTGAAAAAGAATATCCAGAAAAAGATAAATTAATTGTACAGGGAAATTCGGAAAAGCTTTTTTCATTAGCAAAAGAAAAAAAATGGCTAAATGAAATATGTTACATAGAGTCTGATTATATTAATAATCAGACCTAGTATGATAAGTCTTTGATTTATAAATATAAGACTAAATCACGTCAACAATGAAACTGTATAAAATACTTCCTCCACAAATTGATCAATAATAATACCGATATTTGGTATATATTCAGGTCTAATTGTACATAATACTTATTAAAGACGGTCTACTTGCGAAGAATAATAAAAACTTGTAGCATGATGGTTCTTTAACCAACAAGAATAATAAGACGTGCGATTCTACATTGAAGGTTACGAACTGGATGTTCAAGACCCAAAATTCTACATGGATGAAGACGAGTTAAAAGAATATCTAAAAGCTTCTGATGATGTTGTAGGTGACTATGACTGAAATCTATCAATGGCTAAACAAAGAAAAATCTCGTTATTACGTGATAGACGTGCAGAAAGATGCAGACGATGGAATAGCGCTAAAACACTCCTGGGGTGGCTGTCATTCTAACCGAGGGGGAAAGAAAAGCTTGCTTGTTCAGTCTGATGAAGAAATAGAGAAGTATATAGGTCAGATGATGAAGCGGCGAAAAAGTCGTGGATATGAACTTGTTTCGCCAGCCCAGATGTAAGTTTTAAACAAAATATGAAAACGTCAATGCAATAGATCGTGTTGCATTGTTTTGATCATCACCAGTCAGTGCAGTATACGCGGTAACACTTGACCAGTAAAATATTGACGTAACTGAAGAGCTAGCAGTAACTACTGTAAAAAGCTGATATCTGGTAGCATTATTTAAGCCCGCACCATTAATCCCCATACTTGCACCACTATTTCCTGTGGATGAAGACGATGCAATGGGCAGAGAAAGCGTAAATGCTCCTGTTCCTGCACCTTCAGCCCCACCATCTCCTGTAAGATATACAGAGCAATGTACAATATTACCTATGCGGGTATATACACCAACATTTGTCGTATATACAGGAACTGTATTACCAGCACCACCCACTAATGTCACAGTGGGAACCCATGTGCCTTGAACATAATTAGCAAGAGCGGTTCCTCCAAAGTTAATGCTAGTGGCTGCGGCAACTCCTAGTATAGGCGTGACAAGTGTTGGTGACGTAGAAAGAACTGCTGCTACAGTTCCTGTTGAGAGCGCCACACCCGTACCACCTTGTAATACAGTTAATGGAGTCGTCAATCCAGATAATGAGGTGATATTGCTATTAGCGCCTGATGTTGCAAAAAGGCTGCTTAGCTGTGTTCCGCTTTCTTGGTATGTGATCCCACCCTGCACAATTGGAAATATATCCGTAAGTGCAGGAACTGCAACTATAGGTAAATTTGAGATTGAAACGCCCATTTATAATTCCTTTTTATATGTATTCAGTGATTATTACAAAACCACCCGCGCCAGCTCCCCCCGCAGAAGTTCCGCCGGCTAAAGCACTTAATCCTCCACTACCCCCAGATCCATAACCAGTACCAGCATTACCTGTACCTTGAACTACTTTAGTATTTCCTCCAGCGCCCACTATAGTTGAAGCTCCAGCTCCGCCATTAACTGTTATGGTAATAATAGTCGATGTTATAGCTGGCATACCATAAGATCCTGGAGCTACAATATCTCCGGTTCCTGCTACTCCTCCAGCTCCACCAACTGAAGATGTCCCCCCTGTACCACCATTGGCAACACATATAGTCGTAACAGATGTAGCAGTTCCATTGCTTCCAGGATTTG